TCTCTCGTAGGTATATCACAGATGATGTAGAGTTTTACCAGAACGACTACCGACAAGCAGCGGAAAACAAGAAGCAGGGGTCAGGTGGATCACATGAGTTTAGTAAAGAGTGGCAAATTGAAGTTGACGCAAGGAACCAAGACCAACTTGATTTGTATAACAGAATGATTGTAGATGGTGTAGCACCAGAGCAAGCTAGGATGGTACTGCCCCAGTCTACTATGACAGAGTGGACTTGGAGTGGTACACTTGGGGCCTTTGCTAAGATGTGTCAATTGAGACTTCACCCAGAGGCGCAGTACGAAGCACGGCTAGTAGCTCAACAGGTGTATGATCACTTGAAAGTATACTACCCTGTATCAGCTAGAGCACTAGTAAAAGGAGCGGACGTATGAGTAAAACAGCAGTAGTATTTTCCTGTGCACACGCAGACCCCAGCGCCAGTAACGATAGGTTTGATTGGTTGGGTAGGTTCCTCTACGATATTAAACCTGACCTTGTTGTTGATCTAGGGGATGGTGCAGATATGCGGTCCCTTAACTCATTCGATACTCGGTACCCACAGGCAATCACTATGCAGAACTATGGGGAAGATATCGAAAACTACAATGACTCACAAGAAAGGCTTAGACACCAGTTCAGGCACATGAAACGTAAGAAGCCTTTCTGGATTGGAATGGAAGGTAACCATGAAAATAGGATTAAGAAAGCAATCGCCCATGATCCTCGACTTGAAGATCGAAAGGGACAAGGATACGGGATTTCCTTCGGGCATCTTCAAACAGACCATTGGTTCAGTGAGTACCACGAGTACCAAAATAGCGCCCCCGCTATCGCTGATTACCTTGGTGTCTCGTTTGCTCATTTCTTTAGCTCTGGTAACTTTGGGACAGCTATTAGTGGTGTGCACCACGCTTATTCAATCCTCCAACATCGTAACCATTCTAGCACTTGTGGTCACAGCCATAAGCGTTCTGTATACTTCAAGGACAGTGCTCATCCTTACCCGCTCATCGGGTCCGTGGTTGGGTGTTACAAAGGAGCGGACGAAGGATGGGCAGGACAGGCAAACCAAGAGTGGTGGAAAGGTATCCTCGTGAAGAGGGAACTAGAAAACGGGGTGTATGAACCTCAGTGGATTAGTATGGAAGCTTTGAGGAGGGAGTATGGAACAGCAAATTAATATGCTTCTAACCTCTTACGGTTTGGAGGAACTTCTAGAAGAGAATGACATCACAGAAGAAGTTGTGGTAGAAATTCTAATTAACCGGGCACTAATCAACTTGGAGGATTATTTTGATGATTAACAATAGTGATCTTGAGGCGTTTGGGTATTGGGACACATCTGTTTACCCCGCTTTGAACACCACTAACTTTGGAAAGGTGCTTGAGTTTCACCAGAAGTTCTGCCCTGACCAAATCAGTTCTCCTTGGTCTGAATCTGGTATGGAGCTACGTTTCAAACTTATGAGAGAGGAACTCAAAGAGGTTGAAGATGCTTGGGATGATGACATCTACGACGGGTACGAGGAAGCAGTAGTAAAGGAACTGACTGATCTCTTGTACGTCACCTACGGCACCCTAGTGTTCCTTGGGGTCGATGCTAATGAAGCCTTCCGACGAGTACATGAGTCTAATATGTCTAAGCTTGATGACAATGGGGTGCCTATCCGAAGACTAGACGGAAAAGTACTTAAAGGCCCTAACTACTTTGAGCCTAACCTAGAGGATTTGGTATGAATTACGGACCAACACTGAAGATCAGTGAAGAGATACATAAAATGAAATACCGGGGAGAGGGGGAGACTTTCAAGGAAGCTATGGCTCGGGTAGCAGACGCACTCAAGGATGATGAAGAACACTTGACTAAACTCAAAGACATCCTCTGTGATATGCGGTTCCTTCCTGCTGGTCGTGTACAGTCCGCTATGGGTGCTCCTCGTACAGTAACCCCCTACAACTGTTTTGTCTCGTCTACCATTGAAGATAGCATGACGGGTATTGCTCTGGCATCCGCTGAGGCAGCTAAGACAATGCAGCTTGGTGGTGGTATTGGGTACGACTTCTCTACTCTCCGACCTAAGGGTGCCCTCATCAGAAGCCTTGAGAGCCGCTCCAGTGGCCCTGTTAGCTTTATGGGGGTGTTTGATGCTTGGTGTAAGACTATCGCCTCAGCAGGGCATCGTAGGGGCGCTCAGATGGGTGTTCTTAGAGTGGACCACCCAGACATCGAAGAGTTCATCTCCGCTAAGGCTAATTCCCACTACCTTACTCAGTTTAACGTCTCAGTAGGGGTAACCGATGAGTTCATGTGGGCAGTGGTTAACGATGGAGACTTCGATCTAAAGTTTGAAGGAAGGGTGTACAAAACAGTTAGGGCACGTTACCTCTGGGACAAAATCCTACGTAACACTTGGGACTGGGCAGAACCGGGTATCTTGTTCATTGACAGAATTAACGCAAAGAACAATCTTTGGTATTGTGAGACTATCTCTGCAACCAATCCTTGTGGAGAACAACCCCTACCTCCTTACGGTGCCTGTCTTCTAGGCTCTTTTAACTTGACGAGGTATGTAACTCCTACGGACCTCTTTGGAAAACACTACGAGTTTGATACGGAGCAGTTCAAACAAGATATTATCCAAGTAGTAAGGGCAATGGATAACGTGGTTGACCGAGCAGTCTACCCTCTTCCTCAACAAGAAAGAGAGGCAAAAAATAAACGTCGTATGGGACTTGGTGTTACTGGTGTAGCTAATGCTATTGAAGCAATGGGGCATCCTTACGGTTCTGATACGTTTCTAACTAACCTAGAAGAGATCATGTCAATCCTCAGGGATACTGCATACTTGACTTCTGCTTCCTTGGCTACTGAGAAAGGTACGTTTCCCCTCTATGACAAAAGGCTACTTGAGTCTGGTTTTGCTAAGAAACTCCCTGACTATGTAAGAGAGGTAATTGAAATACATGGACTTCGAAACTCACACCTTCTATCAGTGGCACCTACTGGAACTATTAGTCTTACTGCGGACAATATTTCCTCAGGAATTGAACCAGTATTCTCTCACAGTTATGATCGAACAATTCAAACTTTCGATGGCCCTACTGTGGAAACGGTTACAGACTATGGTTACAGGGTCTTCGGTGTAAAGGGACGCACAGCAGACGAACTCTCCGTCTTCGAACATGTGAAGGTTCTTAACCTAGCCTCTAGGTTTGTGGACTCAGCCTGCTCTAAGACCTGTAATGTCGGTAACGACGTCTCGTGGGAAGACTTCAAGGACGTGTATATGGAGGCTTACAAAGGAGGTTCTAGTGGTTGTACTACTTTCCGTGTAGCAGGTAAACGGTTCGGTATTCTTAACGCCAGTTCCTCAGAGGAGGTAGTGGAAGTAGTAGAGGAACCTGATAATTCTGATTTTGTGGATGAAGGTGGAGCGTGTTACTTCGACCCAGCAACCGGACTACGTACCTGTGAGTAACTTTATGTTCTGGTATCTAATCCTAATCGCAGCAGTACTAACAATTTACGGAGTATAAAATGACAAGAATTAGAGAGTGGCTTTCTATCCAACTAATCGACCTTGGTCTCTGGGTTATGCCTTACGACGACCTTGAGTCCCTAATCCGAATGTCTGTATCAGCTGGTGTCGATGCCTACCTAGAAAGCAGGGAAGAATATGAGAGCTAAGGATAAGCAGATAGGAGGGGACCACTACAAGTCTCTTCCTATCCAACCCAGTGAGTACATCAGGAAAAATAATATTGGATGGTACGAAGGTAATGCTATCAAACGTATTAGCCGACATAGACTGAAGAATGGAAGGGAGGATATTGAGAAGGCTATTCATGAACTAGAGTTTATCTTAGAGGAGTATGATGAATGTTCACCTTGACTATCGCCTTCTGCTTAGCGAGGGAGTTACCAACCCTTAACTCATGTAGAGCAGAGACCTTGGCTCTATGGTTCGCTACAGAAGAAGCTTGTGTAAACCACGTTACTGAACTAAGTAGCCCAGAGTTTGTTCTCGTTGATGCACGATGTGACAATTGGGAAAGTTTTAGTAATCTAGACGATGAGCCTCTGTAACTAAGCATAAAAAGACCCCCTAAGGAACAAACCTTAGGGGGTCTCATTTTGTCAATCGCTTCGGTTTCGTTTCCTAGCTGTTCGAGTTCTACTGTAACTTCGATTACTAGATCGAGAGGTAACCCTAAGGTTAGACCTACTGTTGTTCCGGGGGTTACCATCCCTGTGGTCTACATCACGACCGTCCCCTTTTCTTACCCTACCTTCTCTTTGAAGTCTACGTCTAGCTTTGTTTCTAGCTGCTCTACGTCTCTTCTGAGTAGGACTAGAGTGGTAATTACGATACTCAGCGTCATAGTCTCTAGCCATTCTTCTTCCTTACTTATAGGTGTATCACCCCGGAGCCTATAGGTTATTCTAACACGTTGGAGGGGGGTTGTCAAGGGTTATTTTCACATCCCCCATCATAAGCTACGATTACTGTTGTTCCTGCAACAATAACTTCCCCCGGTGTTTGATCACTGTGTGATAGTAGTGTGTCAGCCAACCTGTCTATAGGGGACTCAAGGCCAGAACAAAAGGCATTAAGTTCAGGGATTCTGTCTACGTTGGAGCAACTCGATAGCGTCGTCAACACCAGTAGGAGCGTCAGTGATAGCTTCATCAATCTGCTCCCTTATCTCTAATTGATCTTGTAGATTCTCTAGCTTCTCTTCTGTCCGCCCAGTATCCTGAATGAAGTGGATCACACCCCACCCTATTAGACCAGCAAGGAAGACACCACCCACAAGGAACATTAGTTTTTGAGACACAAACATCAACCATCTCCATTCGACTGTCTCTGGTTTGTCGTACTTTGTCCATAGATATGAAGTCCTGCTGCTGTGGCGATGTATGACATGATAGGCCAGATGATAACCTCCACCATATCCTTGTCACCGAACATAATCTGATATAGTAGGACAAAGAACATAGCAGCGGCATACTCTCGTTTGAAGGTTTTCTTAGTTAAGCTCATCTGCCAAAACCCTTTCTATTAAGACCCCATCAACAACTCTGTCGTCACACTCGTGCCTCGTGACCACTAGAATACGTTCATGGACACTGTCTCCTAGGGCAACAGCGAGAGAGATCGTATGCTCTCCCTCAGGCCTATCCCCACGCTCACCTTCTGTATCAAACCACTCAAGTGGTTCCCAAGTCAGGAGGGTCTCACCGTAAACTTCAAGGTGTTGAAAGGTACAGCCTCGCTTAGTAAAGGAGACAGTGATGTTTAGGGTTCCATCTGGCTGTTGGTAGAACTGTTCAACAACTACGTTCGTATATGGCCTAGGCTCAAATAGATCGGTGAAGGGGAGAGCTAGAGCAAGACAAACAAAACCACCTACTAAGAAGTCTACAAAGTTTCTCTTACGGACCATTTCCTAATCCTCCGTCTGTAACCCAGACTACGAAAGCAGTTATAAAACCACCCCCTATGATCCAGAGTCCTCTGTTCACCCCAGAGGAGAAACCCTCTACCTTCTTTATAAGGGCCTCTTGCTTAGCCTCCATGACAGCTATCTCAATCTTAAGCTCAGACAATTCCTTGTCCTCTTGCTCAAGTTTAGTTTTGATTTCCTTTAGATCCTCTTCCACTACCTTCCCTCTCTGGTGGGACGTTGAGTGGGTTGTAATCCGAGTGCTCCAGCCATAGTACCTCTGATCTCTTGAATAATCTCTTCATCTAGACCCTCTAGATCAATGTCTCTAGTAAGCTCAGCAATCAGTGCCTCAATCTGCCTATTACCTTCTCTAGCTGCTGAAGGACCAGTGGTTACGGGGGTAGTACTCTCTTGTTGTTCTACTTCAGTTGCTCCAAGATCACCAACAGGTTCTTGTTCAACAGTAGCTGGTTCCACCTCATCGAGGTAAGTCATACCCATGGCGATACCCTCTTCAGGGTCATACTCTAGTCCGCGAGGAGAGTACTCAGTCCCTGACAATATACTGATAGTTTCCGCCGAGTAAGCACTAGCCCCAGTAACTGGAAGATTTGCCCTTGAGACTGTGTTAGCCTCAACCATAGCGTACAGATCACCGAGAGGAGTCCCTCCGAAAGCGGTTGATGTAAGGTCATCATTCAAGTAGTTCCAGTACCTACGTTCACCCATATCAGCATGTAAGATACCTGCTCCAAAACCGAAGCCTTGGAAACCTGCTTGCATGAGAGCATTCAATAGGTCAATCTGCCTTTCAGGGGACATGCCAGAGATATTGATATCTATCGCATCACCGTGGAAGTGGCGACTACCCGGTGTCTGGGTAACCCTAGTAGTACCTTGTTGGGCGAGGGCGTCATTAATCGGGATGGCTTCTCCAAAGATATTCTGCGCGTCTTGGAACGGCCCTTGGAGTACTGCGTGCATACGACGATCCGCTCCCGGTCTAACAGCCTCTGAGAGTGTTCCATCGTCGTAGAAAGCGGGAGTCATAGAATCACTACCGTATACCCTACTAAACCTATCTGACTCAGTGTACCCCGGAGCACCTTGTTCAATGTTTGCGATAGTAGCACCAGTAGGTGCTGTGTGAAGTCCTTCCACAAACACACTTTCGTCTACATCAACCCCAGTCATAACAGCACCAATAAAGTCATCTCCCATAAGTTGAAGTGCTTCATGACCTTCAGTAACACCAAGAATAGCGTTGAGTTGGTCTAGTTGAGCTTGACCCTCAAAGTCATCCATCGAGTAGGCAGGTGCAGTACCCATCCCCTCTAGAACCAAACCCTGTGTGACAACAAGTTGCCCAGAGTTCTCGTCGTAGGTAAGAGTCCCGTTGGCCCGAGAGACAAGACCCTGTATGTTGTCTATTTGGTGGGCAAACTCTTCCCGAATAATATTTGAGATAAGATCATCTTGGTCTGGGTTTAGGGCTAAAGTATCAAGAAGAGAACTCACATAGGTTGAACCAAGAGTTATTCCTGCCCTACGTAGAGTAGCTGAGAAGTTTTGGTAGGTGTTCTCAAACACAAGAGATGAGTCTCCTGAGAGGGTGACACCAAGAAGGTTTGCGGCAAGGGTGGTTCTGGCTTCTGCTTCATCAACGCTGGCATTCGCTGCGTTAAACTCTCCATCACTACCGGGAGCTATTGAGTTCTCTTGGCGAGAGATTAGCCGAAGGAACTCTGGGTCTTCCAGCAGTTGAGCCATAACACGATCACCAGCAGTCTCTGGCAAAGACCCTATCATTGTCCACGCATTACCGTAACCATTTTCCTCCATTAGTTCACGGACAGTAATGGCGTCTTGGGACCGCAGCCAGTTGATCCTGTTGGTTGGGTCAGTATCTTCGTCAATAGCTGCAAAAACGTCAATGAGGGGCGCAAAAGCTGAGTTGATGAAGTCTGCGTCGGGAGCATTGAGTTCCCTGTCGTCATCTTGGTAATCAGCCCGTACCATATTAAGGATTTGGTTGGCAATAACTGGTTGTAAGGCTGCAAACTGAGTTCTTAGGTTACCTCTGTTAAGAACAATGTCCTGCCCCAGTAGAGCGGCGAGTTCAGGTGCAACCTCACTCAACGGGATACCCTCAGGAGAGCTTAACCGGGCGATAACAGCGGGGTCAGAGAACGTAGTAGCGTACCCTGTCGCAGTCATACGAAGCCTACTGAGTTCCGTGTCCCAGATTTCGTCACTAAGCTGGTTGATAGCAACGCCTTGGTCTCTCTGTGCTAAGGTTTCTGCTCGCTCCATCTCCACAGTATTCCATTCGAGGAATGCTCTTTCAACATGGGCTGCCCTAGCCTCCTGATCGTCAGGGTACAACTGGTATGCCTCCATCTCAGCAGTAACCCCGTAGGGATCGTCTACAGTCCAGTCTCTGATTGCAATAGCCCTTGCCCTAGAGGCACCTCCCCCCATTCGATCCTCAAGGTCCATACGGGATTCTTCTGTACTGAGAGCAGAGTCGTACACATCACGCATTCTAGTAGCGAAACGAGGGTACATCGCCCCACCGGCTCTAAGGTTCTGCTCAGTCCAGCTAGAGATGTCTGTGGAAATCCCTTGATCTTCAGCTATGTGTGCGACAGCAGAGTCAAAGAGGGCACCCTCTGTAGGTGTGCTTCGTTCTCCTCCTCTATTGAAGATACCTAGCCCTTGGACGATATTTGCCACAGGACTGGTTGGCTGTTGTACAGGTTGGTCAAATCGGACACCACCGTCAAGGTTTGGGTTAAAAACCATTAGTCTCGTTCTCCTTCAAGGAATCTTGTAGCACTACGGGTAGCTTGTTCGAGCATTAGGGAGTCAGCGATAGTGTTGGTCGGACGTGAGAAAACTCGATTCTCCACTCTCTCTCTGTCTGATAAGGACAAACCACCCAACGCAATACCAATCTGCCGGTAGTAGGAAGCCACTGCCTCCCAGTCTTGCCTTAGTGTAGCTTCTGTAATACGTCCGTGCAACTCATTGATCCCCCTTGCAGTCCGCTCAAGGAAGCTGTTACGGTGCCTACGCTGGGCTAGGTAGGTATACACCTCATCCACTTCTTGAAGAGGTATTCCAAAAGCTAGTGCTATTGCATCGTTAGTGGTTAGATCGTCTACTACAGCCCCACCCTGTCGGTTGAGGAATCTTCCGGTTTGATAGGCGTAAATAGCATTGTGTGTTGAGTTGCCACTAGAGAATACTCTCACGAAGGACAGGATGTCATCCTGCGTAGCTTGGAAGTCCCCGGAAGCTACAGCCCTTAGTCCGTTGTATATGACACTAAGTCCTGATCCGTAGAAGTCCATACCAACCTCCGCTGAAGGACCACCGAATATCTCAAGGACATTATCTTCCGCCATTTGACGCATCAATTGGTAGATCATACCAGAAGAAGAAAACCTACGAGATACAGCAGTGTCAGCCCCGAGTAGGTTATCAGTAAGAACCTCTAGTATACCACCTTGGACGAGCTGCATAGTACCTGAGTCCATATCTACATTAGAGTTTGAAGAAATGTAGTCCATCAGGAACTGAGTTGGTCCAGTAGCCATAGCACCAAACATAGTGAAGTGGGCTACAGCTAACCTATTACGCTCCCCCTTAGTGAGAACTCGTTTAGTGTTATTAAAGGTGCCTGCGAAGATAGCCTCAGTGATGCGAAGTTGGTAAGTCATGAACTGCATAAACGGGAGTTTCTCGTAAGCTTGACGAGAAGCAGTGGTCATGTACTGGGTGAGGCGTTGCTCTTCGTTAGTGATCCACTCTACAGCCCGTCTATCAGAAGGCCCCGAGATGGTTCTACCCGTATTGCGGTATTTTAGGTAGGACGAAGCAAAGGCTGTTATCCTCGCCATGAGGTCACCTTCCCTAAAGAACACTCTACCAGTAGTCCGTGCTTCTTGGATAGCGTCACCGACCCTACCTACACCAAACCGTGAAGCAGCGTCTTCCCCCGCAGACAACTCTGCAACGTTATTCTCGATGTGTGCCCTACCAGATCGACGCAGCATCTCAATCATATTGACAAATTCGTCTTCAGACAAATCAACTACAGGTCCAATCAAACGCCCTAGGCGACGTACAACCTCCGGGTTACCGTTGTTCAACGCAAGCCTAATTGGACCGTACAGAGCCGCACCACGAATCCCATCCAAACCTGCTACACCCACCACGTTTACAACCTGCATACCTTGCATGATGTACTGAACTGGGTTAAACATACCAAGCTTTAGATCAAAGGCAAGACCACGGAGGGCATCAACAGGGTTAGTCGAGAACCTGTCAACCCGGTGAGCAGCCCACACCCAGTCCTTTCCGTAGAGGAAATTAGCTACGTGACGTACACCTTTTTCCCACACCCTTTGAGTGAGGTTAGAGGATTGCATACGGAATTGAATCCGCTGTAAATCCAAACGGAACCTACGTCCCAGATTCTCCTTAGCACCAGAAGCACCGGAGACATCAATCAAGTCATCCTTTAGAATACGTTCGACTTGGGTCCGAAGTGGGAGCCTGTCGATGCCTTCCGATCTGTATTTGCTTCTCATCACACCTGTGTCGATAGCAGCTTTAATAGTACCTTGAGCTGCTCGAATACGGTAAGGAAGCTCTGCCTGCATGTTTAGGGCAGACGTGGTTGCTCCATGAAGAACCTCCCTAATAGGACGTTGCTGTATCTGCCTTCCGCCGTAACCGATGAGAGGCATAGCCCCACGCCCACCACGACGCATAGCTGCATACACAGCTTGGCCTTGTGTAATTCCCCTTGGAGCAGAAGTATCTCCCAGTTTTGTCATATCGTCCAGCATATCACCTTCTGCGACCCCTCTAAAAGGACGGCGTAGGTCAAGACCCCTGTCCCGAACAAAGTTCAAGAGAGAGTCAAGATCGGTGATCTGGGTGTTAAAACCGTTGTTTGCTCTTACGACATTACGGATGTCTGCGTTATTCCGAAAAGGTCTGAGTGCCTCTATGTACTCATCAGCAGTTTGAATACGGGATGGGCGTACCCGAGCAGTGATATCCTCAATAATTGTATTGATATCTTCAATAGCCATATCAAGCTCCGCTCTCGTGCGGTAAGCCCCTAGGGTTCTAGGAGAAGACTCTCTAACGGTTCCGTCAGCAAAAGTGTGTATGTTAGGTTGTTTCGCAACGAACTGCATCTCATTCAGAGAATAGCCTCTGTGGCCACCTGCGTTAAGCTGGAGGAAATCAGAGTGTCTCACAGACCGGGTAGCTGCCTCTGGGCTAGAGAAAAACTGAAGATTGCCGGGGAGGTCTCTGTTAGTGCCAACTACGCGGTATACTACATCTCCTTCACCAAACTCAGAGATTGCCCTAGGTTGTACCCCACCAGTGTAGACAAGACCAGCTTGATCCTCAGTTGGGATAGCGTTCAGGTTTACTCTTTCTACTACGTACTCATCGCCGTCAAAAGAGAGAACGCGAAGATTTCTTGTAACTCCGTCCCTATACAAACCGTCAGCGTAGATGAAAGCCTCTCCGTCAAGGATGTCCTGACGGGTTCTATAGTAAGCTAGTTGGGCGTCAGAAGCCTCGGTGTGGTACGTGCTAAAGTACCAACTACGGAACTCCGTATTATTGAAGGGTATAGTTCTGTCTAACCCGGCCATATGGGGGAAAACCGCCTCGGTAGCGGCAATCTCTCTCCTAGACAAGGTGGCTGTAACCCCCCTCAGCTCTACCTCCAGCTCGTCAATAACTCTGTTGTAGACGGACTCACCCCTAAACAGGTTCCAAGCCATCGCAGGGTCCGCTTGAGCACCTACAGAGCCTACACGCGCCCAAAAACCATCACCGAGAAGCTCTGGATCAGTAGCTCTGTAGAGGGCCATCTCCTCCAGTGTTCCCTCAAAACCAAGTTCTTCAACTGCCTTTAGGTTATCAGGTGAGATGTTCTCCCTTCTTAGGATAGCCCACTGTTGGTCACCGAGCATCGTAGGCTCTTCCCCAAACTCACGACGCGCAAAGGCGTAGGCATCTTCGAAAGAACGGAAAGTAGACCCGTCTTCCCTACCAATAATGTCTACTACATACAGCTCGTGCATATCTCCAATTTCAAAGTCAACATCAATGACTGAGAGGTCACCTCTTTGTTGTAGGAAAGTTCTACGTTGGGCTGTTACTTGATCGAGAATCGGTCTAATCAATTCAACGTCTAGGATTTCACCGGACTCACGGGACAAATCTCGAACCCGCTCTAGGAAAGTCCCTTGACTCAACTCGTACATACGGATTGTCTCGTGTGTAGGAGCGGATAGGAAGCCACCACGGGTAATTGTCGGGGTAGCCATAGAGAGGTGAGTGTGCATAGCAGCGTCGATAGGAGTGTCACCCGGATCAGACAGCAAGGCTCTATTTAAACCCTCTCTAATAGCCGCTAGATTGCGTTCACTAGGGGGGAGTAGGGAGAGAGCCGTTAGGGCGTCCCTAGCAGCGTCTCTGGCTCTCCCAGCGGCTCCTCTCACTACAGCCCCGGCGGCAATACCTGCACCGGCAGCTACAGCAGCACCAGTAGGGATTGCCCGTAGGGCACCGGGAAATACCTCCAGACCACCTGTAAGGGCTAGGTCAAGCCAACCAAGAGCTTCATTAGCCTCCTGCTCATCACTGTAGAGACCAGAGCCAAGAGTTCCCATGAACCCTTCCAACATGAACCTGTTTTGGTCCGAGAACAACCCTGCGTCCTCAGCCTCATCAAGGATACCATCAAGGGCTTCCTCGAACTCTTCTGCTGAGAGGTCTTGGACAAGCAGAGCTTCTACCCGTCGGGTCAGGTCTCGGTAGGTTCTTTGGGAGAAAATCTCGAAAGGGGATAGGAGGACCTCGGCAAAGTCTACGATAGTCTCCCCTACTCCCTGCATCTCTCCAATACGCTCACGGAAAGAGTCCCCCATGTAGATCACCCGAGCTACCCTGTCTAAAGCTACCTCACGAGCACCCGGAACATTTTGTCTAACAGCAGCAGCAAGAGAGGGAGCTAGGAAACGACTAAACTCTGATTGGCCGCGCATCTGGTCAACAAGACCCGCCACAATATCATTAGAAAACTCTGGATCAGCATCTAGTGCCTGCTCCACTTGTATCCTATTCTCCCCTGAGGTGATACTATCGGCTTCACGGCCCAGAGCCAGCGACCTACCTTGTTCAACTAAGAATCTGGTCTCCTCTATGGAACGCCCCGTTGCTGCTGAAAAGAATAGACTATCCGCCTCCACCTCAAACTCAGTGAGTGGACTCGGTTGCTCTTCGACCTCTAGTACAGTTGACTCTTCCGGTGCAGACTCCTGAGGAATCTCCAGTACAGAAGGGTGTGGGTTCTGGGTCATTTAGTATTCCTTAGTTAAAGAGGCCGGTACGGCGCTGTACCCCAGTATCCAAACCGAATTGTGCACCAAGTTGAGGTAGACCACCAAGGGCATTAAAAGCACCAAAACCAAGTTGACTCATCATACCACCACTAGCTGCCTGTCTATTAGCTGAGTTGATCCCAGAAGAGATACCTGACATCTGTGAGCTGAAACCTAGTTCAGACCCTAGTTGTGACCCTACGCTTCCGACACCACCTTGAATACCGGAACTCTGGAGTGCACCAAGAGAAGCTGCTCCAGCAATAGCTTGGGAACGAGCCAACTGTGCTTGTCGAATAGCTTGACGCCTAGAACGACGGGTAGCTACTGCTTGTTGCAGTTCTTGAAGACGGGAGGCTCTACGTTGTGCTTTAGCTGCTCTTATAGAACCCACTGCTCCTATTGCCGCTGTAGCTACGAGGGCTGCTGTTAAAAAGGCCATTATACTTTCCTCACGTATGAAGTTTCCATTTTTTCGTATCCTCTCCGGGTATACAATTTTTCAAGGGAGGACATTGGTTGGATATCCGACATCTGTACGTAGTCTACACCAACCTTATCCCCAATTGCCTCGTACTCTTCTAGGAGGCTTAAGGAACCTCGATGACCTCTATACTCTTTTTCAACGAACCAAGCCAACTCACTGAGCATTAGTGATCCTGTAAAAGGAATTTCAATGAAGACATACATCAACATCCCTCTTACCACAGAGTCAATTTCTAAGAGTAGTATACCGTGATGCTCTCCATCTATACAGCCTCTCACTACTTCTTCAGCTTTACCAGCATTCCAGAAATACATGGAAGGGGCTTCCTTAGAAAATTGTTTGACTAGCATCATAACATCGAGAAAGTCGTCTTCAGTTGCTTCACGAATAGTATAAGTCATTAAAACCTTCCGGCTACGTCCACCAACAAACTATGACCTAGGTAGATGAAGTCTTTTCCAGTTTCAGACTCAAGTCTAATACGGAGACTTCTCCCTCTACCACGACATTTAAGACGAGACGTGACCACAGACTCAAGGCTAGTGAACTCAGTAGGGTCTATAAGCGAGAGTTGTTGACGTCTGTATGCTTGTTGTGGGGTTGAACTGGGGTTCTTCTTGAAGTCCCAGTAAGTTGAAATTAACAAGGATGATTCACCAACGGGGTCATACCCAGTTTCCTCGGTACCTACCCAACCAGTCTCAGTCTCTCTGAGGTAAGTAGTGATGTAAGGGGCAGTTTTCTTGAGGAGGAGGTCCCCTATAAAGTCGTAACCAGTCTCTGCGTAGGAGGTATAGTCTGCTGAACCCCAGTCTAGGAAATCAGTTCCGTTGAAGAAAGCCATTGTCATAGTCTGATCAGAGGAGTTTCTAACCATAAAGGCTACAGAGATTGAAGTGCCAGATAGTGGTGTTGGTTGGGTACTGATTACATCATCTCCAGCAGAAGTAACAACGTCATCACCTGCTGTAGTAAGGACATCAAAGGATACGTTTTGAGTACCAAGGCCAGAGTAGAACTGCATTCCAACAATGTAGTCAGTTGAACCAGTCTCGTCAGCTACGGACCAAGGATAAAAAGCTTGAAGAGTTACGTCTAGAATAAGAAGTTCATTCTTTTTGGTAGTCTCCCCTGAATCATCAGAAGGGTACAGCCAGATAATCTTCTTATTAACTTTATCGTACTCTGCTTGAACAGCCTCCTTAGCAGTAGTGTCAATGTTATTCCACAGTGTCTGGATAGTGGAGATAGAAACGTTACGTTCAGACGCATTTCCGTACTCATCAAAAGCGAGAGAGTGGATACCATGGCGACCCCACCAAAAGGGAACTCCTTCTGCCGCAGTAAAACTTTTAGCAGTTAGAATACCCACATCAGTTACCTTAGTAATGGAGTAGGCTGTAGATTTGAAGGCATTATCAACACCTGTAATCTGCCAAACACCATTCTCAGCAAAGACAAAGATGGAGTTTCTGAAAGCGTAGAGTTTTTTGATGTCAACAGCGTCGGGAATATTGATAACACCACCGTCATCGTCCAAAAGATCAGAGATGTCTTCAGCGGTAGGGTCGTTCTTCTGGAAAAAGTGCCCAATCTCGTCTATCTCCTGTAGAATTTTACTAAAGAAGACCTTACCTGAGTTGTCCTTCGAGTCTAGGCCAGAAAAGAATACCCTTTCGAAGAAAACTTCAGTACAGGAGAAGCGAGTAGGTTCAGTAATAGTGTCAAGACCAGATACACCAGAAACTCCAGTACGGTCTTTCTCCCAGAGGTCGTAGATAAAGTGTCCATTACCGATAATAGACGAACCAGAAAACACCTTTTTCCATTCAACTGTACTAAAAATACCAGAAGAGTTCTTACCACTAAACCAAGGGTGTGTCAGAGGTGGGTAGGCAGTCTCTCCGGCTATGAAAGTTCCTAGCTGGTCGTCAGTAGAGGACGCATTAGTCCAAGTAGTTACTGTGGGAACAAAGGTAATACTCGGCCAACCAGAGTTTAGAGTATCATATTGACGTTCAGGGGATACACTACCGGATGCAATTTCATCAGTGTACTCACTACGATCCCCAAGCCATTTAAAATCCCGTACATAGCAAGGGAACTCAGTTACAGTGAATGTACCTGCACTCTCTTCGATATGAATTGGGTTGATTGCTGGGGAGACTACTACAAGGAAGCCTAGGACAGACACGAATTGACATTTATAGGAGGAGGCAGACTCACCTGATACTTGGTAGGAAGCTAGGTTGATCGAGCCAGTGACTTCTTCCCCTGAGTAAGGGGCGGCATTTTTACCGTAGAAATAGAGAACACCGTTAACCTGAGTTACAAGATAAGTTTTGTCTGCATCGTTACCTACATTCTTCCACTCACCAAAATTTACAAGAGCGCCAGAAGGAATAGTAAAGGTAGAGTTAGACCCAGACTCTTCCACCTTCAAAGACTTACGTCTACGTCTGGAACCATCCCTAAACAACTCACAATTCAACTCATCAGTAGAGGCATTCTCAGGGAATGTTAGTTCACCAGACTCAGTAATAAGCCCTTTAACAAATGTGTTAACCGCTCTTTGGGTGTAGTTTGGCATTCTGGGCTTTCCTCTCTTTAGCGATTACTTCACGTTTAACCGCCTGCGACATCTTAGTTTCTCTATCGAATTGTTCGAAGGCTTTGATACCCTTAGCAATTGTCGTGTATGTTCCTGAGAGAGAGTGTGGAATAGGCCCTTTGGAAACTTTGAATACGAAAGAACTGTAACCTGTACGGTCTTTATAAAGGGTGTACTGCTCTTTACGTTTATCTGACCTCAGAACTGCGTACTTATTGTCAGGAAATTCTTCAACCTCTACCATATCGTCTTAACCTATCTGAGTGCTGTGTTCTACGTTTATCGTTTTGGATGTGCACTTTCTGTCTACGGGCGGCTTGTTCAATCTTTTGGTCCGCTCCTCCCTTAAAAATAGACATGCAGCGAGACTTCGCTTCTTGGGTTAAGTAAGGAAAGAATACTGCGTCAATGTCTGGGACGTAGTCATCTGAGATGGAGAATGTAGGGTAGGTTTTCCCCAGTGCTCTAATCTTACTATTCTGCAAGGTAGTGTCTACTGTAGATAGATGGGAGTCTAGTACGATGTGCTCATCATCAAAAGTTGTAAAGTAGTAGGGTTGTGAATCCGTCTTAATCCGCAACTTAGTTCCAGCCACTTTGTCGTTAACGAGAGTATACCCACTGGATCGTGAGTCAACGAGTTTTAGGAAGTCATGTGGGGTAAGGTATTTGATCTCCCTATACTCGAAAGTCCCATCACTACTTACATCATACCAAAGAGTTTCTATTGATGCTTGTGCGTCCTCTAGAACGAAGTGTGTAGGGAAGTCTGAATCAGAGAAGGGGGTGAGTTTCAAGAGGGACTGGTGTTCGGGGATTTCTCTGGTGGCAATGATGTCATAGAAGGTAGATTCTACAACCTTTGATACTTGAAGGGCCTCCACAGTATCTGAAATGGAATTAACATCCTCCGAGTCCATGTCAGAAAGGATGTTCTTGACGATCTCTAGGAGGGTTACTTTCATACAACTTCTCCGTGATTTCTTGCGACTAGAATAGCAGGGGCTGTAATATCAACGGTACCTGTATCAGTTTTGAAAAACAGTTGCCCACCATTTGTCACAAAGGACGACAAGGTAAAAATAGGAAATCCTACTGAAATGGTGTAGGGTGGGGTTTTAGAGGTACTGATATCACGGGAAACAATGACCGTAGTCGGAGAAGCTGCCCCAGAAATATCTAACTCTAGGGTAAGAAGTGTAGGTGAACCAGTTTTCCCTGTAACAGGCAAGTCAATTCGAAGATCGTATTGGTCTCCAACTGCAACGGGAGTTATCTTATCGTTGGTTGTATCCCAAAGTTCTGCACTGCCACGAATATCCAGAGGCAGGTAACCACTCTCAGACGAACTTCCGGCTCCATCAATAGAAAGTTTTGCTGCCGTAGTATTAAATGTTTGGGCCGCTGCGTCATCTTTATAGTGTCCCCAACCAGTGGGGGTGAAAGCAAAAGCTCCAGAACCAGCTCCATCAGCGATAAACACTTGGCCATCACTGGCAGCCGCAGCACCTTTGGGTTCGTGTAGGTATGGGTCGGTTAGGGAAGAATGGGTTACGTCGGCCATTTAAGTCTCCAAAGGTGGTGGGGTGACCCCTAAGAGCCACCCCGTTGAAGTTACACTTCGATATACTCAATATACAGTTTACCAGCACCAGCCGTATAGACAGCAGTACCGTAAATCATCTGTACATAAGCATCAGCAGCACCAACCGTAGCGGTACCACCAACTTGTGCACCATCACATACGACCGCTTTATTAGCAGCCAGAGCGGCGACAGCAACAGTGGCATCAATACCGTCTGCATCAACTGCCGCAGCAGCCGAGGTGTAGGTACCAACAGTCAGAGTTGCCGCACCACCAGAGGTGAAGGCAGTTTCAACAACCAGCCATGCGTTGGTAATATACGCACCTGCCGGAATGAAAGGATCATTCGGGGAAGGCGTAGCCACAGAGCTAGGGATGAGAGTGGCGTCGGGGATATCCACAATCAGAGTCTTACGTGCAAACTTTGCAGTAGAACCTTGATCGAGAGTTTCACCTTGACCACTATGGGTAAGGACGTAGAGTCCATCGGCGTTAGTGTAAGACATAAGTTATTCCTCCCTTACACGTTGGTCTTCGAGACAACACGAACCATGTTCTCCGGGCGATACAGTTTAACACCGTAACGAGCCGTAGTAATGTATTCGTGGCGCTGGAAGTCTTTGTTGTACTCGTAGTCAACCTCAGGAGACTGACGCCATGCACCCACAAACGGGGTAACAGTGGAAGCAGCCGAGAAGAAGAGGTTGCACTTACCGTTGACAGTCGAGAAGTCTACCCCTGCATCAGCAGTAGTATTCAACGCACTGTCGGTTACATCGGCCAAGTAGTTCGAAGTATAGACATCAAAACCGTAGATGTTCTTGACGAACTTCATACCAGTTGCGATACCATCACTGACAATACCTTCCCAACGCGGGTTGTTAGAAACATCCACTAGATTAGAGAGGGTATTCAGAGTGTACTCGGCAGAAGGGTCAACGACTGCGATCAGATTGGTATCCGGTACATTCGCCTTTTTGAGTACGTAACGAGCACGGGCAAAGTCAGAAAGAGTCATTACCGCACCAGTGCCACCAGCGGCCCAACGGTGTTCTTGACCGTCAATGGACTCGTTGGAGTTAGCTGATACACCACTTTCAGGGGTAGCAAGAGTCGTAGTCTCGAAGTGAGCCATGATCGCACGTTCCTGCTCGGGAACAAACTTAGAGATAAGCTGCTGCGAGTAGAAAGAGTCTTGCATATTCTTTTTAGTGATGTACGTACCCGAAGACAGATACTCAGTGATCGAGAACTGGAATTCACCAGTGTCCATCGGACGGTAGTTAACCGCAGTATCTTCTTCGTAGTCATCGACCTGCAGTTGGCCGATGGAGGGGATGGTGAACGTGTCGCCATCAGGGAAGCCCGACAAGGTATCAACGTACCGCTGGGCCATCATTTCATCAGTCAGAATTTCCTTAAGGGTCGAAGACCAAAGCTCAGACCGGATAAGGTGACTGGAATTACCAGTAGTCATGCCAGACATAATGGTGTCTCCTTAGTTGTAGAAAGCCTCTCCCTGCTTTAGACGCTCTTGCATCATAGCTTCTTGGGTTTGAGGTGAGTGGAAGAGGTGGGGGTTTTCACGACGCAGTTTACTAAAGTAAGAGGAGTTCCTTTTACCAGAAGACTGCGTGTTGACGCTATCAGTTCGAATAGAACCCTGAGTCAAAGGTTTGAACTCCGGGGGCTTCTCACCGATAAGAGTGAAAAAAGCAGAAGGTGACTCAGAGGCAAGCTCTTGAAGTTTGTCGTTTGTCAAACCGAGTTCCTTCGCTTTCTTGTCTACAACCGACGCGGCTTCAGTGCCGAACATTTCAGTCAGATGTGACTCTACTTGCTCAAGATTCTGTTTAACAGTACTCTGCTGTTCACGCTCAGTAAGCGTCTTCTCTACAAGGCTTTGAATTTCGTCTTCACCAAACGGGTTCTTGGTCTGAGAACCTTCAGTGCCATCTTCGACTTTCGACGGAGTTGCGGGGATGGGTTCCGCAGCCTTTTTCTCCATCGTGGAGATTAGTTCATCTACTTTAGCACCTTTCGATGCCAGACCCTTCAACTCTTCAATCTGAGTCTTCAAATCTTCGATGTACTGGTCAGCTTCAAGTTTTCCCTTTGCAATAAGCTCTGGGTCTTTCCACTGGTCTCCTTTTGCTTCAGCCAACTTATCAACATAGGAGGGTGTTCTTTCTGTTGGAGTAGGTTCAGCAGGGGTGGGGTTTTGGTTATCTTCCCCAGAAAATACGGACATGGTTATTCCTTAGTTAGTTTGATAAGAGTTAGGATTTCATCAAGAACAGTGTTGTACTCATTGACAGCGATCTGTTTTTGCTCCCAACCGGGTGAGTAATCTCGAACAGCATCTCTTTTACGGTATTGTTGTTCGAGTAGTGAAGTAAGATCATCGAAGGCATTCTGGTAAGACATAACCTCTTTTCGACGATCCTCCTTATTCTTGTGTCCCTTGAACCATATGGCTTGCATCAGAGACCTTTCTCTGCTTTCTCCTCAAGATTCTCCTGAACGTCTGCCTCAGCGTCCATCATAGCTGTTTGAGTAGAAGCTTGTTCTTGGATAGCAATGTTTTCACCGAAGAGTTCTTCTTCACCAAGTTCTTGAGCCATGATTTCTGCAATCTTGACCCCAGAGATGTGGGGAGATACAGAAGGGTCAGTTGCTTTAAGTTGCATAAGCTGCGACAGGTTCTGAACACGACGGGCACGTTCAGCGAAGTGTCTAGCCCCAATTGGGATCAGGTTACCTTGACCGAGGAGGTCTTCCTTTGTGATTTCCAAGAAGTACCGATTACCAGTGGATTCATTAGTGGCAGCAACAACCTCGTGTCGGTTCATATGTCTACGGCCAACCTCAAGCATTGCATTTAGAATAGGCTCAAGGAATACACGTTCGAAATGAGCAGTCTTATGTTGGAAGATACGGGAAGCTGAATCCTGAAGGGACTGAACTTCGAAAGCAGTCTTCTCACCGGGAGTACGGATACCCATGGCTTGTTTAGGTGCACCAGCAAGTTCTTCCATACGATTTTGTAAGACATCAATCTGGAAGTCAGCATTAAGTGCAGTGGCATCTGGGCGCAGGTAGTCTACAGCCCCTTCCTCGCCTACGTAAATCTCTGCACCGGGTTCCCAAGTGAACTCTTCTACGTCACCACGGATGATCTTAACTGGGTAAGCAATCTGATCGAAGACATCTGCTTTCAGGTTCTCAAGGTGATCTAGACGGTACTGAAGACCTACTAGGTTATCAAGGGGACCCATAGCGTAAAGATTGTCTGGACGTTCTCTCCAGCCTACGTGGAAAATAGGAGGTTGACCGAACCAACTCTCACTCTCCCTGTTATCTAAAACGTATGCTCGATCAAGAATCGTAATTACTCGATTACCCATGTACTCTTCTTTGTCCGAGTCGTATATATCCCCGTAGAAGGTCAGAATCTCAACGTAATTACTTCCGTAGTACTCTTGAATGTTACTGAAACCGTCAGCTACAAAACCGTCAGACTTGTCTACGTCAGTGGTAGAAAGAACTTGATGTCTGTTCTGCACCATCTTGTTAAAAACGTCTGAGTAATAAGTCTTAGAAGGGTCTTGTTCGACCATCTTCTTAATTTCACCGAGAGTCTTGATGGACTTAATGATCTTAGGGGTATTCTTGAAGTCAGACGCAACGGGGTTGAAGACAATATCCAAGGGAGAAACCCGAGAAAGTTTAGGTCCTACATACTGAGTAGTGACTTCCCTCTCAGTACCACTGGTTTCCAACTCGTGGGTAATCATACCAAAACAGTTGCCATACTGAATGTAATCGTACAAGAGAGAGGAGACGGTGTTCACAAAGTCCGACTTAGCCATCTTGTGGTAAAGATAACTCTCAACGATTTTAGTCTTACCACCCGCATCATCATTTTTGTTATCACCCTCCCACTTCATCCACCTACGTCCGGGGAACAGTGCTGCAAAGTAGTTAGCGTGGAGGTTGTCCATAAGCTGGGTAAGCTTGGGGGTGGTGGTGTTGTTTGACCAAGGAAGAAGGGCGTTAGCTGTAGTACGGGTATCCGTAGCATACAGGTAATTACGGAGTTCCTTCCATTCCTCGACCTTAGGGCGACGCATGTTATTCCACTCGTTGAACCTATTGGAAATCTCTACAGCAAGATTGTCCGGGTCTAGAGTGTGCTCTACGTCTAGTACTGTGCCAGCCATTAGGCTACTCCTCTGAAGCGAGTATTCCAAACGATGTTATCTTTTCTATCGTTGGATTTAGCTCTTTGAATTGGTTTTACCGCTCCTTCAATGGCAGTTGCCAGAGCATCCTTAACGTCGTCGTGGGCAGGGTTACGTGAGATAAGTTCATCTTCTAGTACTTGGGTGTTGCCACTTGGGTAGTGGTAGACCTGCCGATTATCGTACTTTGGAATCAATATAGCTTCCATCCGTTCTTCTTTAGAACCTTGGTGTCTCGTTGGCTTAACTTCGTCAACCTTAATAGACAAACCATACGGAGCAAAGTAGTCTTCTTTAAGTGACCGAACGATTGATTGTTGTGCAGCGGTAACCTCAGCCCTTAGTTTTTTAAACGACCAACGGTTGTGGAGGCTTAGTAGATGTTCAAAGTACTCTGAGATACGGTCAGTCTTAAACCTATCAATGTCTAGGACATAGATGTTATTCTCTGAGTCAACTCCAACAACAACAATGGCAGTGTAATCAGCCCGTTCTCTAGTGGAGTAAGCAAAATCCACCGCTGCGACAAGATTAAGTTTATGACTTTTATAATACCAATTCCCCGATTCCAGCTTCAGGAATTTCTTGTCGAAGTACTGGAATTGATCGTGGTAGAGAGGTTGGTTGTCTGGATCACTGGGATCATTATAGTACTGTGCCCTAAACTGCATACGGTCCAAGTACTGGCCACGTTTTCTTGCAAGAATCTTACGGTCAAATCCAAACCACTTGCCATCTTTGCGTTGAATGCGAGGCCAGAGAAACTCCCCAGTACCGTCTCCAAGGTCTTCGACAGCTTCCTCGGTAATTTCGTAGATAGGTTCTTCACCAATCTTTTCACCATCATCATCGTAGGTATCTTCCCTCATCTCCAACATATCATTGTAAAGGTCTTTAGCGTGGTATCGAGTACCCACCACCCACTCCTTTGCGTCAGCTCCTTCAATCGAGGATAGGAGGGAGTACTGGTTCTGAACTTTGTTTCGACCTTCTTGAGTATAGGCATTTTCTTGAACAACAACGTCATCCAGTATAGCGATATCACAATGCAGACCAGTAATTGAAGTAGTAAGACCTGCTGTGAAGACAGATGGATCACGGATGTTTTCTCTGTGTCTGTCTGGGTGGTCAAGGGAAATCTCCGAGTTAGTCCACTTGGAACGTCTCCCCTCTTCAGGTGTTACATGTTCAGGCCAGTACCGACGGTATATCTTGCTTGTCAAAATGTTTTTAATAAAGCCAAGTTGTTTCTCAGCCAAATTAGCTGTAGCAGAGATGTACAAGATACGAATAGTAGGGTTCTTGGTTAGATACCAAGCAGCTCTGTATGCTATATACCGGGATTTACCATGGTCACGGGGGAAGAGCACTAGTTGATGGGAACGAGCGTCTGATCTCTCCCACCATTTGATTAGACTACGGTGACAAAGACCCATACACTCATGGGGAGCAATGAGTTTAATAAAAAACTCAAGGTCAACTTCTGCTCTATCTCTAATCTCTTGAGGTGTCATTAAATATATCCAAGGATGACAAAATCACCACTTTCTACATTTCCACTACTAAACAGGAACTGGACCAGCACCTTATGCCCACGCCTTAACGACAAATTTCCAATACGCCGCCGTGATTGTGACTCTTGTTCCAGTGCTCTTGTTGAGGACGGGGAAAGAACTGGTGCCGTACCGGACATTGATATTCGTTGCGTCAGGAACAACAGAAACACCCCACGCGGAGGCGTCCTGTGCATCACAGTGCGTGTGCGTGATGACCTCATCCCCAATAGAATAGCCCCATTGCGCCGTTTTACACACAAGGCGGGCCTGTATAAGGGAAGGGGCCGCAGACAGGGAATGTGCAAGTGTAAGCCCGCCCCCAGCAGTGATCGTTTGTTCCGTAGATGTGAAAGACTCCGAGAAGGGCGAAGCTAACGAGTCAACATATGCTTTGACTGATTGTTGAGAAGGAGCCTGAGTAGCAGTATCGGAAACCATATCATCTTCATCGATCAGGTCAGTGGTAGCGATGCCACCGAGACCGAGATTAGTCCGTGCACCAGACGCAGAACTCGCACCTGTACCACCTTTTGCTACTGGGACAGTATTCTCAGTTGCAACTGTGCCTAATCCAAGATTTGATCTAGCAGTGGGAGCATCAGAAACATCACTGAGATTGTTAGCTGCAATCATGTCACCTGAACCAGCACCAGCAGACCCCTTAGAAGCGAAAAGCTCCCAGTAGTTAGCCGTTAGGTCTGTAGAGAAAGTACCTGAAGTATGTGCTACGAGACAGATATAGACGTTACCGTCTTGACGTACAGTGTCACTTACTACATAAGCAGTTGACGTTACCCACTCACCCTCCCAGTTGGGTACATAAGTTGCATCAATTACCTGAATCCCGTCGACGTAAATCTTATTTGCGTTAAGATTACCAACGTTTAGAAGATCATTGGAGTCTAAATCTAGGTCAGCTTCCATTTGGTTAGGGACTGAGCCATCTCTGGACACAGTGTTATCAAGAGCATCAAGGATATCCTCAAAGATTGTATTGAGACTATCCGCTGAGGCGTGCCCTGCAGTTAGAGTGGCAACAGAAGGTTTTTTAGACATATTTTACTCTCAATCTTTATTTGTAACAGCCTGAGGTACGGTGTTTATTACTGGTCTCTTAGCCATTCTTCGCCATCTCCAAGGCTCTGTGTTCTACGGAGTTGAGTCTATTTTCCCAACCACGACCAAAGACATCATAGTTCCTAAAGCTTCTTACTGACTTACGTCTTTCAGTGAGACAATTACGGATAAGGTCTAGGAGGCTCTCAGAGGCCCGTACAGCGCCCTTAGTGATTGGCCCTAGCCTCCCATCAGCTTTAACCCTAACAGCCCTCTGCAGCCACTTCACAGCGCCAGAAGGACCAGAGTTAACACAAGCGTCCATCATAAGAAGATCAAGACCAGAAGGCCACTCATCACAATCAACTACATCCCAGTAGAAATTAAAGTAGATATTCTTCGCTTCCATCTTCGTGAGGTTCTTAACATCTTCCTTAGTAACAGGACCACCTCTCCACCGAGAAAGGGTTCCAATGGTGATACCCATATTGGTAGCCCCACCGGGATCACGGGGGTGATCTACATAACCACCCTCTACTTCGAAGATGTGAAGCATCACTTGATTGAAGTTATCGACTGCCATTAAGCTGTTACCTCACAAAAAAACCCGTGACGGGCTGCTAATACTGTCCGGGTCGATCAGGGACACGCCCTGCATCACCTTGCCGACTTCACCAGCATTGATCTGTTTGTCATCTGCGCCGCCAAGTGACCAAGCCATCGACCACTTTTCCCACTTCAACACACCGTAGTCGTCCACACGGGATAGGGCAGGATCGGTCAGACGAATATTGACGTGGTGCCGTGTGTCCATGACAGGGGCAGTCAACTCGTTGCCATCTGCGTCGTATGTTCCGGGCGTGATAACCATGGGGCCGAGATGATCAAGGTCAACGCCCTTTGCGATAGCCCATTCGTCGGTACCTTGAATAGTGGTCTCGCCCGTTTCTGTGTCAGTGATGGTTTCGGTGATCTCGTATTTCAGTTCTGCCCATCTTGCTGCTGCCTCGAATGTGGCTTCGTCTGTGGCCCTGACAACCGCGTCAAGCACACCGCCAGAATAGCTCACCAAGACAGGGACAGGATTTTCTTTGGTGCCAAGGTTGTGGCTCATGACGATGCCTCCGCGATTCCAGTGTCCCCGATGTCCTCTACCCATATACGGAAAGTTCTGATCGTTCCCATGAAGCCGATGGCAAGGTCAAGGTCAGTAGCCGACAGGTCAGGCAGGGCCACGGGTGTGGTGTCTTCCGTCAAAGCTACCCCGTCCACTGCGCCGTTGACGAAGGTAGAACCGTGGCGTGATGCAATGGAGAACGGGACGTTGACGCCGGGGGAGTAGTCGTCAAGAGCGCCCGTAACATAGTCTGTTGTCCCTTCTTCCTTCTGCCAAAAACGAACTTGCCCCGTCGCTGTGCTGGCGCGATTAAGAAAGTAAATAATCTGGTTGCTGGCGTTAGCCTCCCAGCTAAGAACCCTCTCGCTTGTGTCATCATCCGCATACGTCATCGTGCCTTCCATAGCGATAGACACGGCGAGGGGGTCGATTTCCTTGACGGAGATATTATCGATGGAGCCAATAAAACTCCCGGCGGCGCGCAGAAGTATTACCTTTGCTTGGCCAACAGGGCAAACGACATAGCCATAGTAAACACCAAGGCCGGTTGCAGTTGATATGCTAGTTACAAATGGGCCGGTCAGGGGTATGTCAGCCTCACTTGACCCACTATTCCCAAGGTATGGCGTTACGCCCCCAGAAGTATACGCCGTGATTTCAAATTCGACACGATACAGGGTGCCCTCAACTACATCGATGGCTTGATCAATGTCATGAAATCCGCTTGCAATGTTGGCGTTTGCGGAACCGCCACTAATCGTCCAGCCAGTGCCCTTCGTCCAATCGCTGTCCGTATCAAACCCACCATTCGTGACAAGTTCCTCGCCAATCACGTTCACCGTGGGCCACGGCAGGTTAGCCGACGCAACCGTCAGGGTTTCTGCTGCACGGGTGGCGGTGGAGCCGCTGGTGGGGATGTAGCTGGAAGGCGTGGAGCCAAGCTCAACTTGCGGCGCTGACATCTGGTCACGGTTTTTCGGAACTACAATCAGGTAATCAGCGGCGGCTGTGAATGTCAGGCTTGCCGTGGTGTTCAAGGACGAACCAAGAACTTCACCCTCGTATGCGCCAAACAAATCAAACTGAGGTTCAGCTTCTCGGACTACGCGCACCGTCATATCACTGCTCCCCTATCAGGCCATCGACAGCAGAGATTGCTGTGGTCACGGCGGTGGTTGTGTTGTTGATCCTACGCAGTCCTTTGAAAACGGAACGGCCCGCAGAAGTGCCTACATGAAGCAGGTCTGTTTCTGGGTCATGTGCCAAGGCCGTTACAGCGTCAGACGATCCGTAGAGAGTAGCCTGCGCACTGGGCTGGAACAGCAGTTTTTCGTCCTCGTAGATTTTGGAGATTTGGTCAGCGGTGGGTGCGGTGGCTGAGATGCGAAGGAGGGCGAGGGAGCCGGAAAATGCCGAACCCCACGCTAACTTCCCAATTCTGAAAGAAGACAGACCGGAGGCGACTGACTGGGTATTCGCCTCAGAGACTCCAGCTTGCCCGTTTACGTAGATATAAGCTACACCAGATACCCGTAGAACTACAAAATGGCTCCATACATTATCTGAGACAGACTGAGTCCCACTAACTTGGCCAGATGAATCAACTATTCTTAGGTTGAGGTGCCCATCAGAATCTAGGTGTAGTGAAAACTCGTCAGAATTTTGGGCGGTGCCTCTTCCAAAAATATATGGGAAACTCCCTCCAGATGGATTAAACCACCCCATCACACAGAAGTCGCCCGTCCCGAAGTCGAGGTCGCTGTTGTAGGGTTGTTCAAGGTAGTTGCTGCTCCCAAAGCCGGAGTAGGCCACAAGGTCAGCGCCAGTTTCGACTGCCGTGCGGGTCACAGTGCCGTTGACGGTTAGGCCGTTGGCGTTCACTGAGCGGTCTTCGTCTGCGAGTTTGACGGAGATGTTGTCGATGGAGCCATCGAAACCTGTTCCGCCTAACGTAAGGAACTGAAAAGAGTTGTATGCGGCATCATAAATAAGATAATCGGTATAAGTTCCGTTAGCCGTCACAAGCTGTCCATCAGAAGTCCCTGCACCCGAAAATCTAGTTCTAACAGAGCCTGATACATAGTTGGAGACATCGTATTGAACGACGTATACTTTTCCAACAGTCCCTGAAAAAAACTGACTTAAGGTGGCTAGATTATTACTGCCAGCACTGTTAGCTACACCAGAGCCAATAGTCCAGCCCGTGCCTTTAGTCCAATCCGTATCACTATCAAACGTCCCATTAGTAACCAACTCACCACCCACCAGATCAGTGTCGTCGGTGTCAGCGAGGAAGGCCCCCTTGATATCGCCGTTCATCCAGCCTGTGGTGTAGTCCGAGGTGGTGTGGTTGACCATGTTCCTATCAACAGACAGGAGGTTCAACCCTTTTTGACCGGAACTTGAGGGCGACGGTAAAGCAAAAACAGTGGGCGTTTTGACAACTGGAGCAGCGCCCGCACTGGTATCTTGACCCATTCTTGCGGGGATTGATGTCTGGTTGAAGGTAAAGTCGGGTGCCGCAGAAGTGTCAGAAGTTGGGATTTCATCAAGAAAGAAAAACTTCCAAGCTATGCCGCCCCCTGTGCTGGTGGTTATACCATCGGCGTCAATATGGATATTCTCTACAGTCCCGTCACCCGTGGGCGTCCAATCAACAACAGTCCTATCATCCTTGATCACCGACACACCATCATCAGTCGCCACTGCAATCGTAGGCAAAGGCAGGCCCGTGTCGCCATCAGTCGGGGCGTCGTCTAGGACGGTCATAGCTACGTCGTTGACCGACGGGTTGACCAAGACCGAGGATGAATCTTCTGCCAAGAAGCCTCTGGCACCTGCCTGTTGCCAAGTCCCATTTCGCGTGGAAATGGACGACACGCTCCTGTGCGAGTTCCAATAAGAAAGGCCGCGTACACCGATAGCATCGTCGTTCAGAAACCGCGCAACCAGTAGCCCTGCGAAGTTAATGCTCGCTGTAGACCCCGCGCACATGATGCCGTTTCGCATAGAAACGCTGTTGAATGACGAAAGAAGGCTTCCAGACCCAAGGCCGAACACCATCCACATAGGCAAGTCAGGATCATCCCCATCGTAGATCGTAACGGAGTTAGTCTCAGCCACAATAACAGCCACCTCGGGGAAGCTCTGACGAGAGCCACGGGTAGCCGTGTTCAGTTCTTCCCAATACCAAGAATGGGAGACTTCCTTGACGGAGATGTTGTCGAAATCCATATAGGCGGAGGTAGTACCCGGTGAATCCTCAACTTTTAAGGTGACAATGATAGCTGTGCCAGAAGGGACAACAATAGTTGTCAAAGTAGTGGCGCTTGTTTGTGTAGGGCTGTCGTATAGATCGCCTACATTCACTGAGGTTCCTACTCTCAAAGAACCTTGGGTGTTAGTATCCGTAATGTCTACTGTGAGCATGAGGGGTTGCCCCGCAGTAAGGCCAGAAATTGTTTGATAGATATATGAGTTGCCATTAAGTCTTGCAGCGGCACCCACAACACTGGCAGAGGCTCCGTCAGAACCACCAGTAGTCCACCCCGTCAGGTCCGCATCAAACGTTCCATTCGTGACCAACTCGGAACCGATATCTGAGGTATTCGCCCGCCATGCACCACCATCGCTGTCGTTCTTGGTGTCATAGACAAAGACATCCGTAGCAGTCTTGGCGATACTCTCGTCCAGATCAACTACGCTGGAACCAGCCATAAAGGACACGGTGTAATCACTGCCATCGGTGACAGGGACCACTTGCGTCTCAATAGTCTCGGAATCTAGGTAAAGGTTCGTCCGCGCCTCGGACTCGATCAGCAGGCCTTCATTCACCCACGCAGAGCCATCCCAGATGTGATGTCCAACACGAGGCATATAGACAGCAGCAGAGGTGGTGGGAACGTAGCTGTCGCCCCTGTCCTGGTTGTTGACCATGCCGCCAAGGTCGGAGCGGTAGAGGTGTGCGCCCCAGAGGTAGATGCTTTTTACACCATCACCAGAAAAAGTGGCTCTACCATTATCGGTATCAGCCAAACACAACATCAACTGACCAGCCACATAAGAAGCAGAAACAGAGACAGTGATAGTGCAAAGATAAAAGCCATTCGCAGCTTCGGAAATAGTTGCCGTGCGCCCGCTTGCAACCGTCCCGATAACTCCGTTTATTAAGTCAAAACTTGTGTCGCCGTAGCCACTAAAATCATCACGAATGACTAGCCAATTAGCGCCATTAGCCTTTGCATATACTGATGCGGAGTAAGTAATACCTACAGTTGAAGGGACTAGGTTAGTATCATAAATTCTTTTTTCACCTACGCCAGAACTTCCAATAACCTCGTCAGCAGTAGCAGTGTTGTCAGGCGCAGCAGCACCATTAGCTGCTACTGTGGTCCCACCTTTAGTCCACGCCGCATTCGAGAAATCCTCAGAATACGTCAGCAGGTTATGTGGTGCCCATTTCAGCACACCGTCGCTATCCACCATCGTGGCGTTACTGGCGCGGGAGTGGGTGCACAACTCTGAGAAAGTAACGGGAAGAGTTTCCCCATCCTTTTTATACTTCTCCTCTGCAAAGTCAGCTATCAGGTTCGGTGCAAACCCTTCAACAGAGTAAGAGTCAAACCTAGCGGTTCTCCACGCATAGAGCATATCAGACAAAGCACCAGTCAACCCCCAGTCCACTAGGAAGCTGTACTGACGATCATTGAGTGTCCCAGTATGCCCGGCATTACCGAGGGACTCAAACTCTCCATCAACTGTTTGGGTTGGGTAGACACGCATTACTGAAGCACCCCATCCTCTCTCAATCGTTCCAAATCTTCATCGAAGACAGACACAGCCTTTCCAGTAGTACGTCGAGTAGCTTTCTTAACTTCTAGGGTCTTACCCTTCCAAGGCTCTTCAATCAGGTACTTGGCTGCAGTGAAGGCAGAACGACCATTCTCTTCTACTTCCTTGAATACAGCCTTGAATGCTTTCTGCTTACGTTTGATGTCTGCTTCTTCTCTCCACTCAGGAAGGTATGAAGACATAAACTTAGCATCCCGAAGTTTGAACCAGTATCTAATATCCCCGAAGACTTCTTCAGCGAATGTAGCCTCAGAAGGATCATCAACGGTGAGGTTGACGTAATAAGTACGAAGACAAGGATAGTCGTCACTCCATCCATTTAAAGACATGATCGGAGCGTCTCCGGGTCTCTTAGTTTCTTGGAAAAGACAATTCGTCTTAGGCAACCCGTTAGCAGCCCAAAGTTGTTCTTTCTTGAAGATTGCCATACTTTAGGTTCCTACTCTAGGTTATAAGACAAAAGTTATGAGGTAAGGTATGTGCCCTGAAGTATACTTCAAGTATGAAACCTTAAGTATTTTAATATCTAAAAGTATTAAGACACTTCAGGTATGAAACCTTAAGTATGTATACTTTTTGTTACTCTATATGTATATTTTAACATTTCTACGAGAAGAAGTCAAGAACTATTTTCATGCTGTTTTGTTAACATGTTGTTTTCTAACAAAAGAAATATTTACTACTTCTGGTAAAACTTGTGGAGAAATTTTCAAGGTGTGTTTCACTGAACTGGAACACCCCCCGTACCCCCCCGGTGCCCCCCTTCGTTCTCTCCAGCTGCTGTTGCGAATCACTATCAACTGTAGGTTTACCCTACGTCAACTATGTTAATCGGGTTTACATTATGTGTCACACCCCCTGACCTATGTTATCACTATAACACATTGATGTTATTCAGTATCATTCCCTTGTTATCGTATGTCATACACCATGCTATCCAATAACATTTCACCCCCTGTTGTGTTACACTATAACAGAACAAAGCAAGCACAAATGCAGTCACTCGATACAAGCCTCACTGGCAGCCCTAACCCCTTGCTTGGTCACCACCATACCAAAGACATGCCTTCCTGCCGTGTAGACCCCTCTACAGAGCCTCTCAGCCCTATTCACACCCCTATTGAGACATGCATGCTGTCCTACTTTCCTTGTAACAAATATCACAACCCTGTGAACGTGTCTAATCTACCTCTTTACTTGTCTCCTACCTTATGTCTACGCGCGCATGATGTATGCCCGAGCTATCCTTGGCCAAAATGGGTGCACGCGAATAGTGGCAGCCCATGGATAAGTAAATAGTTTTCTTTACACTTACTTGTCTCAAAATAATTATAGGCGGATACTTGCCTACCACCCGCATAAACCGTGAACAAAACGTGCACGAATTAGCAACACTGATCACTACTTGCTTTGCTAAATGAAACATATGCCTGCAACCCTCTGATTTCATTCAATGATTTAGTTTACTTGTGTTACAGAAAATAAATCGCCATTACTGATTGCACAGAAAGACGGGTGGTACCCGAAACAACCCGGCCAGTGCCTCGCAAGCACAACGCCGCGTTCTTTGACATGACCCCCCGCGAACGGGTTGACGTTTTGCACAGGTTGCCGGCTTAGGTTGATTGGCTTTGTGTTAGGCGGACGCCTTGGGTTTTCAGTAGGGATTCTCACACCCCTATTGTGTCTGGATGTGGGACGCACAATGACAGTGCGTGACCGATAT